ACTGTCTTGTATTATCCCATCAAGAAACAGTCAACGTAGCCCATTACTTTACTTTGATGAGGAGAAGGGCTACAATCGCGCTTTGCGCTATTCAAGAAACCAAAAGAGCTGCTTTGAAGACGAACAGGACGGCAGTGCTGTGGTAGAACCAATTATCTTTGAGGATGGTATGCTACAGGTTCCAAAGAACAATCCTGTATTACAACAGTTCCTACACTACCATCCCCTTAACGGAAAGAAGTTTGTTGAGGTTGACTATGGTAAGGATGCACAGCAACAGGTTAAACAATTAAACACTCAGGTTGATGCATTGATTGAAGCTAAGTCACTTAGCCTTGAGCAGCTTGAGAATGTTGGAAGGGTATTATTCTCAAGAGATGTAAGTACTATATCTACAGATGAGCTTCGTCGTGATGTATTGGTGTTTGCAAACAGAAACCCCGAGGTATTTATGCGAACCATTTCAGACCCATCACTAAAGCTGCAGTCTAATATTCAGAAGTTTTTCGATGATAGGTTATTAGGGTTACGCAACAAGGACCGTGATGTTCACTTTAACCTAAAGGGTAACAAGAAGCGTATGACAACCATCCCATTTGGTGTAGACCCAATCGAGTATTTAGCTGATTGGTTTAAGACCGACGATGGCGTTGAGGTGTTGCAGTTCCTAGAAAAGCAGTTAAATTAATTCCACTATCTTTGTACTGTATTTTTTAACTCATAATTTTTTTATATGATCAAGTTTTTAAAGGTTCCCGTGTATACTTCAGGTGGAGCATTTGTAAGAAACGACCAAGTAAAGCTTAGTGGCGTTATTGGTTGTTACATAGATAGAGGTGGCATTAGGTTTGATTACGAAGACACTGCAGCCGTAAAATTGGAAAACGATGCCGGAACGTCCACATACACCGCTGCTGATGTTGCTGTGGCTCAGGGTGTCCTCAAGGATGCAATGGGTTCTAAATGGACAGAAGTTTTATTTGATTTACCTTCTCTTCCCGGTGGGAATGTGGAGGTTGTTACTCCAACCCCTTAATTTTTTAATCATGGAAAAGTATATTATTCTATCAGGAGCTTCAGGAGAGCAGTTTTATGTATCTGCTGACACTATTTACGCGGTAGTTGATACGTCATCAACACCCCACAGGGTTGTTCTAATGTACCCCGGCAAGCGGATTGGTGTCGTTGGAGCGAGTGATATGGTTCAAGGCGATGTGGATGCAATAAATGCAGCATTAGCTGCGTGTTGGTCTCAGCCCTATACAGAGCCTACTATCTCTGTAACACTTTTACAAGATGTTACAGAAGTATCTCCTTTATAGTGCTACGCGGACATATATTGTCAATCATTAATGAAGAGGTCCTCAAAAAATGGGGGCCTCTTTTTTTGTGTATCTTTGTGAAAAGATATAGTCATGCTAATAAATGACGTAAGGAACACAGTGCTGGCCATCGCCAACAAAAACAATTACGGATACATCTCACCTCAGGATTTCAACCTGTATGCTAAGCAGGCGCAGCTTGATATGTTTGAGGATTACTTCTATCAGTATAACAACTGGATAAGTCGCGAGAACAAGAGAACATCTGGCAGTGGATATGCGGATATTGTAAAAGGCTTAGAGGAGGTTATAGATAGTTTTTCTGAGCAGGTATTTTTGACTCAAAACAACGCCAATACATACAACCTACCATCAGACTACTACCTTGTAAATAAAGTGTTCTACTACCCAAGCTTATTGTTTAGCGGAACGTCAACACAAACATCTTTAAATCAGCTGATCGATGGTTCAAACCCATTTAATGATCAGCCGCCATCATCACCCAACCCACCTATCGGATCAATAGTAATTAACACTACTGACTTTACACAGGCTTACGTCACATCGGTACCAAGTACTTCTACGCTTGGCCTTAGTGCAAACATTTTTACTATAGGTGAAAACTATCGTATATACAGCAATACCAATATCACCGAGGTGGAGCGTGTTACACAGAGAAAGATATTTAACCTTACAAGTTCAAACTTAACTTATCCGACCAAGCAGTTTCCTTGCTATGTATTAGATGGCAATATTGTTACGGTTTACCCATCAACAATACTCAACGCAGGAGATGTGCATTCACAGTACATTAGATACCCGAAGGATCCTAAATGGACTTTCGTATCTCTGTCTGGCGGTGAGCCATTATTTGATTCATCGCAGTCCGACTTTCAGGACTTTGAGCTTCCGCTATCCGATCAGCCACAGCTTATAATGAAGATATGCCAGTATGTTGGTATAGAGATTAGAGAGGCTGAGGTAGTAAAGTTTGCTCAAGAGGAGGAGATTATTGATACACAAGAAACAAGCTAACACATGTCATATATAAATGATTATCAATATTACGAGAATGGGCAGGTAGTGCCTTTGGATACCAACTGGGGGTCATATCAATATGTTTCTTTGGATGATATCGTCAACAACTTTATGTTGATGTACCAAGGCAACAATGAGCTAATAAACAACATCAATAGATATCAGGTTGTGTTCTTTGCTAAGCGTGCCATACAGGAGCTAAACTATGATGCGATGAAAGAGATAAAGATTCTTCAGCTTCAGGTTAACGATCAGCTTAGATACGTATTCCCACCGGACTATGTAAATTGGGTTCGAATATCGATGTATGAGAATGGTTGCCTACGCCCATTAACAGAGAACATACAGACCAACTGGAGTAACGCATACCTACAAGACAACAACTACAATATTCTTTTTGATATTGATGGGAATGTCTTGTCACCTGCTGAGTCTCAGCTTACAAATGAAAGAATAGATGGTATATCAAAATCTATTTACTTGAACGCCAACAGCCCGTACAATAATTCCCTGGGCTATTGCGTTGATGATTGCTGGTACTTTGATTACGCAGTAGGCGCTCGCTTTGGCCTCAACACTGAAACTGCAAATTCCAACCCTACGTTTGGCATTGATAAAAGAGGCGGCGTCATTAACTTTAGCTCAGGGATGTCTGGTAAGTCGGTGGTATTGGAGTATGTGTCTGATGGCATGGAGAAGGGGGATGACTCCAAGGTAAGCGTAAACAAGCTTTTTGAAGATTATATTTACGCAGCTATTAAGTATGCGTTTTTAAACAATCGATTGGCATCTCCTGAGTATATGGTCAGACGAGCACAAAAAGACAAATCATCTTTATTACGTAACGCGAAGATAAGAATCAGCAATATGCATCCGGGCAGACTACTAATGAATCTGCGTGGCCAAGGCAAATGGATAAAGTAATATGATAGTACAAACTAATTTTATTAAGGGTCGCATGAACAAGTCTGTTGATGAGCGGCTTGTTCCACTTGGAGAATATGTAGACGCATTAAACGTGCGCCTTGGTTCTACTGAAACCACTGAGATAGGTGCGGTAGAGAACTCAAAAGGGAACACTCTTCTTACGCCAAGCGTAGAGTACTTGGGCAATCCATTGTCCTCGTCTGCTCGATGCATAGGTGCGTTCCAGGATGGAATGAAAGAGACTATATATTGGTTTGTACATGACCCGGCGAACATTTCTTCTTCAACCGGCAAGGTTGACTTAATACTCTCGTTTGAGACCAGCACCAGCACTTTACTATACCATGTCATCAGTGAGACGGTGCTGAACTTTGATCCTGCATTTTTAATTACAGGAGTCGATAAGATAGATGAGTACCTGTACTTTACAGATGATAAAAATCCTCCTCGCTATATAAATGTAAAGCGAAACTACAATGTAGATACGGATCCTACTGATCCATTGGAGGAAGAGGACATTAGTGTTATTCTCAAGATCCCTGGCTTTGAAGATTCTACGGCCACGACTGATCCATTAGGAACACCTTACGTGGATCTAATAGATGTAGCGGGGCAGGAAAACTACATGGAGTATCGATTTATTTCATTTGCATATCGATATAGATACCTGGACGGTGGATACAGCGCCATATCATTGTTTACTAATCCTGCGTTTCAGCCTTCTGATTTTAGGTTTAGTTTTCAGAACTACAACAATGATAGCATGATCAATCGCTTCAATGCGGCTGATGTTACTTTTTCTACTGGTTCTAAAAGAGTTAAAGAGGTTCAGCTTCTATATAAGGAAAGCGGATCAAATGCTATATATGTAATAAAAAGATTTAACAAGAGTGACCTGGGGTGGTCTGATGATAGTTTCTATACTCATAGATTTTCAAACAGCGAGATATATTCTCTGCTTCCAGATGATGAGCTTCTAAGGCTTTATGATAATGTACCTCTTCGTGCCAAGGCACAGACGCTTCAGGGTAACAGGTTGATGTATGGCAACTACGTAGAGCAGTATGATATAAGACGAACAGACGGCGGATCTATTATTGATATTCGATATGACCTTGAGTCGTTGACTGCTGAAGTGGGTGGAGAGTTTTTCCCTACACCCACAACTGCAACTGCAAACTGGTCTATCGAGAATCCTGCTAATATCGTGTCACTACCGGATGGTGAGATAGAGTTTGATCTTAGCGTTTTGACAGCTACCAACCCTACGATACCTGCAGGGAGCCAGCTAACATTTAGGTTCTCGGTTAACAACTCTTTTCAGAATAACAATGGAGGCCCCCAGATCCCAGCTACACCATTCTTGGCTGACTCTCCATTCTTCTTAACACTGAACTTTACGTGTCCTACCGATTATACATCTGTAAACGCTCTTACATCTTCGCTTGAGTTTCAGGAGGCTTTTGGTACTATAGCTAACATGCAGCCTATACTACCAACTAATACAACAGATCAGGGCGGCACTTTAACTGACAAGTTCAATGCGCAAGTTCAAACACCATACCCGAGCACAAGCATGGTATTTGTTAACTCAGCAATTGATGGTACGTGTCCCAACCCTATCGGCGCTTTTCCGCCAACCATTTCAATATGTCAGCAGCAACCGGTCAAGATAACAGCTACCACCAATGGTTTTAAGGTTCAGCTACCTGCTGTACAATATTATCACGATAATGGTTCTGGAGCTAACATAAGTGTTCAGTATAATTACTATACGTTTAATGCAGCCGCAACATACGCATCTTTCCTTACCACCTCGAACACCCTAAGCTTGCATAGCAATAGAGATTACGAGGTGGGTATTGTATATATGGATGAATATGGTAGGGCTTCCACGGTTCAGGTTAGTGATACCAATACGATATTCTTCCCTCCAACTACTTCTGTAAGCAAGAATAAAATAAAAGTCAACCTACAGAGCGTAGCACCACATTGGGCTAAGCATTACAAGTTTGTGTGTAAGCCAAGTGAGGGCGCGTATAACACGGTGTTCAGTTATATATTCTATCAACAAGGAGAGAATCAAGATACTAATGTGGCTGAATCTTTTGTCCCTGATCCGAGTAGCTATTGGTTTAAGCTTGAGGGGGATAGCCAGGCGTTAGTGTCAGTAGGAGATATTCTTACAGTAAAGATGGACGCGAGTGGACCTGTAACTACTTTCGAACAGGCTGAGGTTCTTGATAAGCAAGCTTGCTTTAGTGATCAAATTACTACGGGTAGCTTGCCTGGGCTCTACATAAAACTAAAGCCATCTGGATGGTCAGTGGACACAAATGGCCTGATAAACCTTAGAGAAAAAGAAACCAAACAGGGTAAGCGAACAAGTGGCTGTGGAGATACTCAAGTAACTAATGTGAGCCTTAATGATCCATCATCAGGTAACGCTATAGATATCCCTGCAGGATCTCGCGTTAGAATACGAGTGCGAAACACCAGGGGTGGCAACAATAATCCTGGGACCGGTGGGTGCGATAACTTAGAACTTCTGTTTGATCGGACATACACGGCAAGCATAGATTATTCTAATTTCCATGACTGGGCTATAGGAGATGATTTGCAAGGATCAATGATAGCTGCGAATGCTGATGTTAATGATAACCTTGATATACATTTTGATCCTACGTTATACACGTCATCACCATTGCCGTCAACATGCTTTGATATTAAAATAGCTGTAAGGCAAACAGGTGTGGCCCCTAACATTCAGCAGTTTCTGTGCAACAACGGTTCTATCCCTGGATGCTTTGGTGCTGGAGGAGGGAAGCCAAAAGTTAGACTGGAGGTTGATATTACAAGAGCTGATG